TACATCAGCTTGGTGTCAACCAGACGCTGGAGCATTGGGGCGTCGGACAGCACTTGACGGCTGGCGGCGATCCAATGAGCCATGGTGCGAACGGGCACAGTGACCAATTCATATGTCAGGTTGGATTCAGCTTTGGACTGGAATTCACCTGCGCCAATGGCGGTAGAGGCCGAGCTAGGCTGCTGGGGTGCGCTGTTGTTTGTGAACACGTTTTCGCGCATCACTTCAACGGCGTTGCTTGATGTTGGGATGCTGGTCAGCAGGTCGCGGATGAAGGCGGTGCGCTGAGCAGGAACAACCACATCGGCGCGGCGCTGAGGATTGACCAAAGCACCAGCAGAAGCTGCCAAGTTTGACAAAGCCTTGTTCACGCGCACAGAGTCGGTGCCGTTGCTGCGGGCGTTTTTGTAGGCGTTGGATTCGACAAATTGCTGACCCAGAGATTTGGATTCAGCAGCGCCGCCGAATTGGCGTTGTGCAGCTTTTTCCATTTCAATGACGCGAGCGTCAATGCGATCCATGTCACCCTTGATGGTGTCCAGGCGCTCGGTGGCCGATGTCAAAGCCTTGCGGGTAGCCTCAGTGGCTTCGCCGTATTGCTTGATTTCGCTGTCACGCTTGGAAACGGCAGCAGTGATTTCGGACTTGACGGTGTCCAAGTGACCTTTGAGTTCGGAAATATCCATGATTTTCTCCAGTTTAGATTCGGGCCAGATCGCCCAGTGCAGAATCAATCAAGCTCTTAACCTGATCGACAGACAATGGCGGCTGTCCCTTGGATTGAGTGCCTTGCAGCGGCTCACCCTTCAACAGTGCCGTAATGCTGAACAACTCGTCCAGCAATTCTTTTTTGGCCTTTGCGTTCAGGTCATAACCCTCCGCAAATTGCCGCAGTTCTTTGAGCGTCTTTACGCCCGTGATGATGGCTTGGTCGTTTGCAGGCCATGTGACCAAGGAAAACTCAAACAGCTTGCCTTCGTAGATGTGACGGATGCCAGACTGGTCATATTGCGACTTTCCGCCGGGAATGGAAAAGCCAACGCTCATGCGGTCAATCACACCATCGCGCATCAACTCCAGCGCCTCGTCGCCTTGGCGGGTCTTGCTGATCTTGCCCTTGACCCAAAGACCTTTGGCGTCTTCGCGCATGTCAATCGGCATACCAATGGGCGAGTCGCTGCGATGCTGCCACAAAACCTTGATACGGCCAGAAGGGAAACCCTCTTTGATTGACTTGGCAAACGCGCCCTGCTCGATGATGTCATCATCGCTGTCGGTGTTGCCGTATGCAGCAGCGTAACCCTCAAACGTGCGTTCTTCGGCGTTCAGCGCGGCATCATCAAATTTTAGGCTTTTGAATTCCATATTCATCCCTCACTTTTGCGAATTATCGCATTGGTCTATGGCGTGTCAAACTTACTCAGTCAAATACACAACCGCGCAGCGGCAGTTGATGAGGTTTCCGGCGCTCGCGCTTGGGTCGCCAGGGAACATCAACTGTTCACCGCCAACATCAAACGCCTCATTCATGCCCACCACCTGCCCATCGGCATCTGCGTGGTCAAACTCGTCTGGCGGCGTTGTTCTGGTTCGCTCATCCTGCGCTGACACCCACTCTTTTTGCATTTTGAGTCCGGTCAACTCAGCGCCTGTCTGCGCCCCATAGTTTGCGGCTGTGTGCGTTTCGGTTCGGGCAATGATGTTTGCTCGGGTTGCGGACATCGGCGCGGCATAGTCTCGAATGTTCTTTCCGATTTGCGCCACGCTCAGGCCTTCGTCGTAGCCGTTGCGAATCACTGTGCGGATCTGGTTTTCCGTTGTGCGGTCAATCTGAGTCACGCGCCGCGCCACCCACTCAAGGATGAAAGTCTCCAGTGCCCGGTTGAAAATGTCCATGATCCCGGCTTTGGTCACGTCCGCGCCTGGATGCGACTTGGCTTCAGTCAGGATGCGCTTGCCAAAATACGATGCCACCGTGCGGTAGTTTGTCGCAAAGGCCTGCGCCATCGCCAGTTTGCGATCATCAATAGACTGAGATATGGCAAGCTCACCGCGCTTTTCAAACGCATCGGCCACCTGACGCACGGTCTTAGCAAGCTCAATGCGTAGGCGGTTTTCAAACTTGGCGCTCATGCGGGTTTGGATGGCGTCATCCATCGCCCGCTGGCGCTGTTTGTTTGATGGGTTGATTGCGCTCATTCTTTGCCGTAGGCCAGAGCCTTGAGCATTTCAGGCGACAGGCCGGACAGTTGCAGGTTGTCTTGCGCCGCCGTAAATCCTGCGGGCAGCAAGCCGCCTTGCAAATATCCAATGTCGCCGCCCTCGATTGGTTCAACTCCCAACTTCAAAAGCTCGCTGATTGTGTTGAACGGCACGCCCATGTCAAACAGCTTCTTGGCCTCATCCAGCTTCTTGGAGTAATCCTCGCGCAAGGCCTCCACGCCGCCCAGATCGTAGTCGATGTACCACTCAGGGCCAAACTGTGCGGCCAGTTGTGCGTTCAACTGCGACCGAATCATGCGTAAAAGAGGCGTGATTGTGTCGGCCCAGAAAATCTTGCGGGCTGTCTCAATGTTTGCCAGGGTAGCGTTTTCCATGATGCCAACCATGACAGGCGGAACACCCATGGCAGAGCAAATCTCCTCCCAGACCTTGGCGCGGCTGTTCACAAAGTCCAGTTCAACGGCTGACTGATTCAGAGTCTTAATGTCGCGCGTTGTAAAGAATGGAGCGCGGGCATTGTTGCTGCTGGCTTGCTTTTCCTTGTGCAACTCACGCAACCGGCTCATTTGCTCGGCTGTTGTCTCGGGGTCAATAATGATTGCGTAATCGCTGATGCCTCGGTTGTGCATCGAGTTCAGTTGCCATTGGCTTGACTCGCGGTCAACGTCCACGGCGCGCCCAGCGGCTTGAATTGTCGGCATCCCAAAAAGGAAGTCATTTGGGTTGACGGTCTTGACGTGCACCATGTCATCAGACTGGATGTCACGCGAGACACCGCCGTATTGGTAGCGGTATAGCTCAACAAGGCGCGTCTTGCCCGCCTGAATCTTGATTCCTTGAGGCAGCATCGGCCAGACCTCAACTGGCGCGTTTGCGTTGCCTGCGCGAATCAGCGACCAGTACGAATTGCCAGCCAGGTCAATGTGCTGGCTCATAAGTTCGGTCATTTCCGACCAAGAGAAGTCAGGATTCGGGTTGTCAATCAGCTTTTGCAGTGGAGATTCAGGCGCTTCAACCATCGTGCCATCGCGCTGCTTTTTCTTTGCCACCCATGGGATCTGGCCGACAGATTGCGCGCGGCGGTTGACGCAAGCGTAGAAGATGGCCGAGGCTTTCAAGCCCTGCTCAATCGCCACCTCTGTGTCCCACTTTTGAAATTGTGGAGCCGTGCGGCTCATGGTCATCAAAAGCTCGGGCAAAGTAACGGACTTCAACTCAACAGTTGGCGCGTTCTTGAATCGTTTGAAAAAATTGAAATCCATCATGGTTCCTTAAAACACTTTTGTCGAGCCGTAGTAAACGGCAGAAACGGCAGCGCTTCCAAATCGAATGTTGGTGATATTCGTTGCGCCATAGTATATGGTTGAGGCTGACGCTGCAATTTGACCATTGATGTAGCTGATGGACAAATAGTCGTTACTGCCCGCCGTGAAGCTCAGGCCGGTGTTGTTGCCTGCATCAGTGGAGTTTGCGCCTACGTTCCATGCGATGGGCCTCTTCAGGATCGCCTGTGTCGTGTTGGTCGAGCCAAGTTGCAACAGGTTGCCAGCCACGCCATTGATGCCGAAGCTCGTAAACTCATTGGTTGTGCCGCCAGTAAACTGAATGCGACCAACGGCTGTGTTGGTCAGCCCTGCAAACTTGTTGGAGCCTGTAACAGTCAAAGTTCCTGCGCCACCTTGGTTTAGTGTTGGATAGGTCTGGACACCTCCACCAACAAAGGTCTTGGTTGATGCGCCTGTCAGATTTATTGTGCCAGTGCCTGTGACAGTTACTCCTGTTCCACCAACGCTCCATGCGGTAGTACCAGATGACGCAATAGTCCATGTACCTGAACCAATTGCAATTGTTCTGGTGTTGTTGTTTGCGCTTGCAAAAGCAGACGGCGCATTTGGAAGCGTTACGTTGTATCCATTTGCGTCAAATGTTCCAGCAGTCAAAATCGTGCTTTGTGTTGTATTGCTTGTAGCAAATGCGTCCAGCAAAGTCACAGAACCGCCGGGTGTCTCAAATGTAATCGGCTGAGTAAATGTTTTGCCCGCACTTGTAATTGTCTGACTTCCACGTCCTGCAAGCGTAATACGCCCTGTACCCGTCAGCGTAGTCCCTGTACCGTTAATCCAGTTGCCGTAGATTGCTGGTGTGGTTGTACCTGTTGCCAGCGTCATGGTGTTGCTGGTACGGGCAGACATATCAATTGTGCCGATGTTGTAGGCGGCGTTGAGCGTTACAGTAGCACCCGATGCAGGGGAACTAATAAAAGTCGCCGTGTCTTGCGCTAATGGAAAAAATGTTGTTCCACCTGAAGTGCTGTCAGTGTCGCTCCATCCGGAATTAGAGCTCCAGTTACCCGTACCACCACGCCAATACACCGTCTTAGCCGCATCAAACGTAATCCCACTGTTGCCTTTGCAGTCACCCAAGCGAGTGCCACTGACGGGAGCAGCAGCACCAGCAATGGTGATGTCACGGAAGTCAATGTCAGTAAGGGATGCAACAGCCGCGCAGGTAAATGTTCGTGTTGTTCCGATTGCGCTTGATCGCAAAAACGTTCGCATCGTAGCGTTGGCTCCTGCGGAGAGCGTCAGAGTGCCGTTGATGGTTTGGTCTTCTAATGCAAAAACTTGCATCAAGCCAGCAGAAGAAGGAGCGCTTACCGTTAAATTATTAAATGTGTTTGCCCCTGCAATTGATTTTATTGCAGCGGCAGTGCTAGTAAACGAAACGTTATAAAAAGTTTTAGCACCTCCAGTAATTGCAAAACTAGTTCCAGTGCAATTTATTAGAGAAGTCCCCGCATTAAACGTAAGGTTTATACCCGCCGCAAAACTAATCGGAGCAGAAGCAGAGCTTAACGTAATTGTGCTGCTACCAAGATTGATTGTTCGCGCTGTAGAAGTGCTAGATGATAAAGATACAGCAGTTACGCTGTAGTTGTTAGTAGTAAACGTTCCTGCATTTATCGCTACTGAACTTGATGAAGAAAAGGCAGCCCCCAAACTTAATTCAATGTCAATGCTTGTAACAAATATTTGTCCAACGGTAACTCCGCCGTTTGTAAACGTTACAACACCAATACCCGAGTTTGCGTCAAATGTTACCGTGTCAGCCGAGGAGGGAACAGAGAAGCCTCCAGAACCTCCAGAAGAATCCGACCAGTTGGCTGTATTTCCACTGCTCCAAGTTCCTGCTCCGCCTACCCAATATCTGGCCGCCATTACTCACCCGCCACTTCTTCAACAGGCACTTCTTCCGCAGGAGCAGTCACCACGGCAATCCAGTTGTCCACACGTTGCTGCTTCATGGCTTGGATTTCTTCATCTGTAAACGTGTGATCGTCAGCCAGATGCAAGGCATCACGAAACAAACCATACTCCGTTTGGAATTCAAAGTCGATTTTCATGGCGTGACAATGTAAAGAGTTGTTGCTTTGGGGCTCCCAGGCAGTGCGGACACCACCTCAACTTTTGTCAGGCCACCAGCAAAAAGAGTGGCCCATGTCGTGTCGTAGTCCGTGCCGCTGGCCTTTACCAATGCTTGGCCGGTGGTTCCGCCAGCGGCCACGCCCGCGCCGGTTGCACCAGTTGCACCAGTTGCACCTGTGGCCCCGGTTGCGCCCGTTGCGCCAGTCTCGCCTTGAATACCCTGTGGCCCCTGAGGTCCAGTTGGGCCTGTTGCACCAGTCGGGCCAACAAGAGAGTCCAGCCATTCTGCCTCAGTGCCAACAAAACCATTGTCTAAGGCGACCTGGTAGGCTGAATCGCCATCAGCGCCCGTCGCTCCAGTTGCGCCGGTAGCGCCGGTAGCACCGGTTGCTCCCTGTATTCCTTGGATGCCTTGTGGACCTTGTGGGCCAGTTTCTCCCTGTATTCCCTGCTCGCCTTGAGGGCCAACCAAAGACAGCAGCCACTCGGCCTCGGTGCCAACAAAGCCATTTGCAACAGCCACTTCATAAGCCGAGTCGCCGTCAGCGCCTGTTGCGCCGGTAGCGCCAGTGGCTCCGGTTGCGCCGGTCGGTCCCCTGGCTCCAGTTTCCCCTTGAATACCCTGAATACCCTGTATTCCTTGCGGCCCCGTCTCGCCCTGAATGCCTTGTGGGCCTTGGTCTCCGGTGTCGCCTTTATCGCCCTTGTCACCTTTTTCGCCTTGGATGCCTTGAGGCCCTTGATCGCCAGTTGCACCCGTGGCCCCGGTTGCGCCTGTTGCGCCTTGAATGCCCTGCAAACCTCTTGGACCTTGCGGGCCAGTTGCGCCTTGCGGGCCGGTCAAATCACTGGTAACAACCGATTGGCCATCGCCGTAAAAAACAGTCAGTGTGCCATCGCCGTTGTCTTCAACATTGGTGATGCCTGGGCCTTCAGGTCCCTGCGGACCAACTCCAACAATTTCAATAGTTTCGGTGGCCTGCTGGGTAACAATGACAGTACCGTCCTCAGTAATGACAATTTGATCTGTAGTTGTTTGCCCGTCAACAACAACACTGCCGTTTTGAGTGACGACAACAACGTCAGTCATCGAGTCACCTCGCGCTCAAACGTCACAGCGCCATACAAAATGGCCGTGACAAATCCGCTGGACGATTCAAGCTCCAAGTCATAGACCCCGCATCCAGCAGTGATGGCCGACGTGGTGTCAGCGTCGATCTCCAAGACAATCGTGCCAGCGTCACCGCCAAGCGTGATCCGGTCGTTTTCGGTTGTCAGTTCAACGATGACGTCAGGATTGCAAACGCCTTGGCGAATCTGCATCCGTGCAATGTAACCGGTCAGGTCAACGGGCACGCCATCGGAATCTTTCCAGATGAGGTTTTGCAGGAAGGTTGAGCCCTGCCGAATTGTGATGTCGTATTCTGCCGCCATGTTTTCTCCTTATCGGCGCACAAAAATGACGCCATTGTTGCCAGCACTTAAAACCATGGCAATTGGCAACTCAATTGTGTGAGTGCCTTTTGTCAGGCCACCGGCAATGGTTGGATGCGGGTACAAAACATCGCCATCCACCCATGTCTCGCTGACAACCGATCCATCGCAATCAATGCCGATAATCTCACCAAATGTCGTGACCAAGCCCGTTGCGTTGTTTGCAATTGACGCCTTAGCAATGCCAATAATGAAAATTGGATTGGTGTTTGTGGCCGACTTTGCGCCCTTGATTTTCCCGCTGTTTCCGTCTGACCCTGCGGCCATAACCAAATCGCCTTTGGCAATCGTCACGCCAGACTTGTTGACCACCGGGATCATATCTTGGCCCATAACCTCAGACACGGGAACTTTAACCGTCACGCCGTTTTGCACGATAGGGATGTATTCATCACCTTGCAGGTGCGCGGCCAGTGCCAATTCGGAAATCTTAAGCGTTGGTGCTGTCATTGGGCAATCCTCAGTTTTGCGGCATTTTAGGATGAATCACAAAAATTCCATAACGATGTCGGCCTTTGGAGCCTTGATTAGTGGTGCCAAGGCGTACCTGATCGCGTCCATGCAATGGTTGTGCGCGTCCACCACATCAGGCATGATGTCGCCAGTCAGCCTGTCCACTTTGTAGCTGTAAAGCCGCGACTCTTTGATCGTTTCAGCGCATCGAGGGTGAATGACGATTTCAGAATATCCCCTCATGTGGGCGATGCCATCCTGCACCGAGCCGGGCCATTTCTTCACGGCTTCAATCCGAGACAATCCTTTGCGCTTGAGGTAGCTGATTGTCTCTGGCCGCGCAGAATCAGCCCGAATGACGTGATTTTCAATGCCAGGCACGCATTTTTTGAGGTAATCCGCTGTCTCGTCGATCTCAAGAGCCACCTTGTAGGCCTCATGCTCAATGTAAAGATTCCCGGCGTGAATCCAGCATTTGACCGCCGTTGTTGGGTCTTGGGCAAATCCCCAGTCAGCGCCGTGGTAAGGGCCATCCCAGTCAGCGCCAGGCACAAACTCGGCCACCTTGACCTTGCGGGCCAGCACCTGTGAATCGCTGCTTTGCAGGTAAGCGCCCTCCCAAATGTGGGCGTATGTGGCCGGGTCTAATGTGGATTGCTGGTGCTTGCGCAGTTTCTCAAGGCCAACCGGAAACCAAGGATTGTCCCCGTGGTTCATCTCCACAATCATTGAATCCTTGGGCGGGTTCTTCCTGAATCTTGAATCCACAGGACTACCATCCAACCGAGGGTTCCAGACAACCCACATCTCAGACTTTGGACGCCTGAAAACCGTGGCCTCCAGCGCCAGCCAGGATTGCTCAGGCACGTCTTCGGCCTCTTCAACAATGGTCAGGTCAATCTTTGCCAGCGATTTAATCGACCCGGTGTTGTGCCTTAGGCCCCTAAAAATGAACTCAGTTCCGTTATAGCCGCGCAAATAGTCGATGCCAACATCGTATGCGGCCTCAAGCCATGGATATGTGGCAATTGCCGCCTTCAACTCGGCGTGAAAAGACTCTTTAATGCTGGCCTGCAAGTCCCGCGCACACAAAACCCTTATCGGCTCGGCATAGCCCCAGATCGCAGCCATCAAGGCAAACGAGAACGACTTGGCCGACCCGCGCCCACCGTGAGCACCCCTGTATTGCAGTTCGCCTCGATCCTTGGCGAAAAGAGGCACCAGCTTTGGCGGCAATTCAATCTTTGCTTCGCTCACTGCTTGGCAATGATTCGGATGACAGTCGGTTTCATGCTGCCATCACTGTTCATCAAATCCACCTTTTGGGGCGCATTGAATCCGTGCATGGCATTTAGCTCTTTAACGGCTGAAACCTTAACGGCCCCATTGCCCTTTTGGTACGCTTCCAAAAGCGCTTGTACGCTCATCTCGCGCGTCCACAGGGCCTTTTGCGTGAGTTTCTCGCGCAGTTCGGCAACCCTACGTGAAACCTCTGACTTTGCCATGATCTTGCTGGCCGCATCATGGATTGTCGGCTGCTTGGTTTCTGGCTTGACATTGAAGGCCGTGCGGTATGCGTCAGCCTGGGTCATGCCATCAGCAATGCACTGTGCGAATTTCTCCTGTTTCGGCGTCAAACTCATATTCTTTCCTTATTATGGCCCGTTCCCAAATTAACACCTTACTACTTGCGGCTTTCCGGTGATTGACCTCGCAGCGCTATGAGTTCTCTTGCGGGTAGCGCTGGTCTGGCATTTGGGCTTTTTGACAAGTGGGCGACCTCGTCTGAAAGTTGGAAAGCCCCGCCAATCTGTCGGCATTTTATGCGCTAATCCTTTGGGTGTAAGCAATTATCAGGCGGCACAATGATGCACCAGACTGATTCAAATTGCCCTCTTGCGCCTGGATTTATTGTCCACCTGTCAATATAAGCGTCTGGCATTGATTGAAGGCTTTTGTAAACGACGGTCTGAGTTGCGCCGATGTACTCCGAAATGCTGCGGGCGGTCATGCCATCCTCAAACCGCCTTAATAGCAGTCGAATTTCTGGATGGCGTGATTTACTCATAAGCCCAATTGTCGCAGTGCTTCTTGCAAACCTGCAAATCCACCGACGCGCTGGCCCTCAATGAAGATCTGGGGCATCTGTCGGGCTTCTGGAAAACGAATGAGCAATTGGGTCAATTCATAAGGCTTTTCGGCGTCAAGTTCAACAAATGACAAATTCTTGCTCTTGAGCAACTGCTTTGCGCTGGCGCATCCTGGGCAGTTGGTTTTGGTGTAGATCACGATGTTCATGGCGTGTTCTTCTCCTTGAGTTTGGCTTCGATGGCTCGGGCAAAAGAAAGCCAAAACCCGTTGTTTGGCTCCATGCCCTCAAAGAACGCATTGATTTGCTCATCACTAAGCCCAACCCATTGCCGCTGTGCTGCCAGTGGCGTAGCCACGTTGGGTGGGACGATGTAGAGGGTAGTCCCCGGCTCAACCAATCGGCTTAACCAAACATTCCAGCCTTTCCCCGGCCTGACCACTGTCGCCACAGGTCCCTGCACAGGTGCTTTGATAACCTGATCCTCGTATGCGGCTCCGCACATTGCACAACCGCCAACTCCACCGTTTTGCACAGGTGCTGCAAGGGCTTGCTTGATAGTGGAGATGACTGCATATTCCTTATCAAGTCTTTCCCATCCTTCATGTTCGGCAAGACATATCAGCCTTTCCAACGCCTCCAGCGCCAGCTTCAATGCTTCGTCTTTCATGTGTTCCCCCTTGCTGTTAACCATGCGCCAAACTTTGCAATTTCAGGATAGTTTTTAAACCAGTCTTTTGTTGCTTGCTCGTTGAGCGATTTAACGCCATGCTCAAGATCAGACTGAACACACATTGACCACTCGTCCTCTATTTCCTCACGCTCATCAGCACGAACAAGGGCTTCAAAGTGCTTGAGGCTCATGCTTCCAGTGTCAGGAAGTTGGCGACCTGCTTCAATCGGCCATCCAGCTTCACGGGCCATGTCTATCGTGTCTCTCATGCTGACACCTTTGCCATTTCCCAGCCCATTTGGAAATAAATCCATCTGGTTTGCAGTGATGGGTTGATATATCGGCCCTTGTCTTGCGTAAATTCCGCATGGCCTTTGGTTCGCATAATTGCTTCAAATAATTTTTGAGCTTGTGTCATGTTTCACTTTCAAATTTACGGCGAATTTCTGCGCAATTGCAATTTCGCCATTGGTTGCAGTTTCGTTTGCAGTTTCGTTTGCAGTCGTTTGGATAATTCATGTGCATAAGGCACATTGCGGCAATTCCAGCCCAAAAGCCAACGATAAATGCCGCGAATGTCCACATGATTACTTCCTAAAAAGGTGCGTCTGGTTGTTTGCTGCGCTTTTGCGCCTCATACTCTTTGATCTGCTTGCGTGTCCATGGCACTGGCCCTGTGGCTGGAGGAAAAGGCCAAGTCATGCGCCAATACCTCGTGACTTAATTTGCATTGCGTTTAATGCGCCCGCTCGAGTTGGTGAAAACTCTTTATAAGTCAGTGGCTCATAAACCCGTCTAGTTTTGATGACTAGCTGCTCAATTCTTCCAAGGCCCTCTTGGGTGAGTTTGTATTGGCGAATCTGCTTAGGCTGCTTTGGCAAACTTTCAATCAGACCTTGATTTTTCAATTTGACCGTCAATTTTTGCAGTCCAGACATTCCAAGGATTCGCTCAAGCGCCAGGTAATCTTGCGGCCCATTTAAATGAAGCGCGTTTAAAACGGCCATATCTTTTACTCCGTTCATTCTGCACACCCAATTGCTTTGGCGATGACTGCGTTAAGGTATTCCACAAATGCAACTCCAAACTGCTGCTCAAACCCAGCGCCTCGGTTGTCGTATGGCTCAACAGTTGTGCCGCCTTGTATTGCATTGCGACATTCCTTGAGTGCCTTTAGCAATTCAGGGGCTGCGGCGATTAGGCTGGCGTCTCGCTCGGAACAGACTGCCACCATGTCGATCTGTCCTTGCGCTCCAATGCACCAGTCATCAGCCATGATGGCGTTTGGATCTCGCTGGGCTTCCCACGGCCCCGGCGTGTGCTTGCTCATGATTGCCTCGCTTTCAGCATGGCATCGGCTTCGATGTAACGAAGCACCGCTCGACAATCAGCCCAAAATTCAGCAAACCCTTTCGGGTCTTCAATGTATGCGGGGCATTCCCTACCCACCAGTTGTTTTGCGTGCGACAAGGAAACATCAAAGATTTCCTTTGGCGCTTTGGCTGCAAAGTAGTCGCGCAGGGTCATGCCTTCGTGGTGCCATGTGATCGGGCCAGATTGATGCGCGTTCTCAGTTGGGAACGCTGGCCCTCCTGTGTTTGTGTTGCTCATGCTGCACCTCCGGCGCGAGCCTGCGCGAACCCGCTCATGATCTGGCGCTTGTGGTGCGCAACGCTGAACGCCAATCTTCCTTGCAACTCAAACTTGGCCTCAGCAACCATTTTTCCAATAACGGTAGCGTACAAAGTGCCGTTAAATTTGCGATCATCTTCGCAAACAAAGCGCGCTGATGGCTGGTATCTTGTTGCGGCATCTGCTCGGTCAAAATAGGTGTCAATCATGGCTTGTCTCGCCTTCAATTTGGTCAATGATTGCGCGGATTGCGGTCACCTTGGGGGCTTTGAGGCCGTAAGCGTTTTCGGCCAATGGCAGCAAGTCCAGCGCGACTTGGTATAGGTCTTTTGATGCGGCGATCAGGCGAGCGTCGGCTTCGTTTGTTTGCAAAAAATGGCCTGGCGCGTAAGCCACCGGCAGCCCATCAATTTCTTGATTGATTTGAATCCAGTTGGATCCGCCGCGATAGTTTGAAACAACCCATTTTCCTGGTGTGAACATGGTTGGCCTCACTTGGACAATTGAACAAAAAGCAGCGCGGCCAAGCCAACGCCGATTGCGACTGCCAGCAAAACGCCCATTGCGGACTCTGCGCGACTGTTGATTTTTTGAGCCTGACGCTCATAGTGCCATTGATGTTTCATGTCTGACTTTCGGTTGTGGCTGCAAGATGTTTGCCGCCTGTTTTGAATTGTAATCTAATAATTTGCGCTTGTGCAAAATTATTTTTGCAGTTCTTGCATGGCCTTCACCAAATCGCTGTCGATACCTTTGAACGCGCCGGACTTGTCTGCGGCAAGCTCTTTGGCGTACTCCCATGCCCATGCCTTCCATTCTGGCTTTTGGGCGATCCTGACCAGCTTTTCAAGTTGCAGCTTGTAGGCGAGTTGGTAGTCCATCAGGCGCTCGCTTTGGCAATGGCTGCGCGGGCCGTATCTGCCGCCCAACTGTTTGGGTAATAGGCCGCAATGTCATTCAAGGCTTTGAGCAACTCATCGCGCTCGGCCTTGATGGCATTGAAGTGGTTAACGCAGTCGATGTTGGCGGCGTGCAGGCGGCGCAATTCCGCTGCCGCTTGATCTAGCCTAGAGTCGCCCCAGCACAGCAATAGCGATTCGGCTAGGCGCAAGGCCTCAGGTTTGTCGCTCATTTTTCACTCCATTCAACCTGTGGACGATCATTGCTGTACGGCGTGTACTCACCGTCGCCGTTCACGCACAGGTCGTTAAAGCACTCGGGGTGCATCTTTGACTCAAACCATGCCCCATCATAGTTACCCTTTTGAAAAGTGTAAGTCTCGCCATTTGCTATTCCATCGCCGCAATAAGTGCAGCGATGCGGCTTGCGAGCCTTTCGATTTTCTGAAAGGCTAAAAAAGTCGCTCATGCCGCACCTCCATCAAAGCCCCATTCTTCGCAATCAAATTCAAGCAAATCTCCGGCGTGTTCTTCGGCATCAAAAGGCCATGGCTCAACCCTTGCCAATGCCACATCAAGCGCAGGCCTAAATCCTGTCTCGTCGGGGCAATCGGCATACCACTTGATAATGGCTGCATTGTGTTTTTCCGCCATAAGTTTTGCCATGTTCTCGCTTGGTGCGGCGTGATACTCATCCATGCCACCGATGTAAATTGACCAAAGTTTATTCATGCTTTCCTCCAGACATTCTTAGGTGAGCAATGGCAAGTTGCCGATTCTTGGCGCTTGTAACCAATGCTGCGGATCACGTTGGCCTTGCTCGCGGCCATAAACACGCCACCCCATGCGCGGGCGTCTGGAGGCTTTGGCATACCGCATGATTCGGCCCAGACCCTGACCTGCTCGGCCATGAATGTCTTGCCTGGGTTTTGCTTCATGAATAAAAGCATCATCACGCTGGCCTTGTCAAACCAGTCGCCGTGAACGCGCTCGGCGTGATTGACTGCGCGGGTTATGCCGGTGTCTCGGCGTTGTTCAGCTTTGGTCATCAATGTCTCCGGTCAGTTTTAGGGCTTGGGTGATGATGTGCTTGGGGTATTCGCGGCCTTCTCGCACTTGATCGAGGATTTTCATGGCCTGGTGGTGCGTCATTTTTTCACCTTCTCGATCAATTCAGCAATGCGTTTTTTGTTAGCGACCATTTGCTCGGTTGTAAGTTTGTTTTCCAGCATAAGGACAGTTGATTCTGGGGCTTTCCTGCACATAGCGCGGAACTCTAAAACCGTTGGGGGCTTGCCGCTGTCTGGCAGGTTTTTCAAGGCATAGGCGATGGATTCTGCGTGGTCTTTGAATCCTGAAAGCTCATGCGCCCAATCCGCCTTGACCTCGGAAATGTCCAGCCCCTCCCATCGGCCTAAAAAGTCACGACCGTAAACCATGGTCAACTTGGTAAAAATTCGCTCAACCCAAGGCATCGGCAGACTCATTTTTTCACCTCAATTGCTTTCTGGGTTTCCATGTCAATGGTGCGGAAAAAGTCGCTGGCGTCCTGGTAGGGTTCAGGCGCCTGTTTCGCAATGCTTGGTACGGCCTCCTGCATCTTGAGCCGCATTGATCGCTGGTAAACGGTCTCTGTTTGATTTTTTTTGTCAGCCACCCAGTCAGCTTTGAAGCTCTGCCAGTTTCTCAAGCAGCACTCCTGAATTGCTTTTTCAATCGGCCACCCAGCCCTACTGGATTCTTTTGCCATCAAAGCCCATGCGGTTTCGGTCAATGGAGCATTTTTCTTTTTCCGAATAATAAGCCAATCATTCCACAACTGCTCATCAACAAAATCAGGACGCGTCACAATGGCGCCTTCCTTGCTCCCCTTCCTTTTCCCTTCCTTTTCCCTTCCCTTCCCTTCCCCTTGTGCAAGCACAAGTGGCGTGCTTGACGCGTCATCAACGCGTGATTCATGCGTGCAAGTTGTTGATTCTTCAGGCGAAGGAATAATTGAGATGCTTTCTCGATTGTTAATGACTTGATGCTGAGACCATGTTGGAATGCAACCAAAACAATCGCCTTCAAACTCGTACTTGACGATAAATCCATGCGTGACTAACGCGTCAAGCACGCGTGAAAAATCAATTTGGTCGTATGGAAGAACATCCAATTTCAAAACTCTTGGCTTCCACTTGAATCTTCCTTCTCTGTCGCACGCCGTAAACAATCCAATGTATGCCAAACGCAAAGGCAAAGCCGTCTTTATTTCTGCCTCATAAAGAGCTTCATGCCTGAATAACTCTGGCTTGACCGTCCTAATTCTTGCCATGAAATCCCCAAAAAGAAAACCCCTGAACTCCGGTGGTACGAGCACCAAAATTCAGGGGTCAGCCATGACGGCTTAGATGTATCAGCGTCTCGTACACGCCACACCTAAGCCGTCTGTCGGTATTTTACATCAAGCAAACAATCCCTGCTGTTCTTTTGATGCGTCCGTGATGTTAAGGCAGGCCAGCTCAAAGTATTGCGGTTTTAGTTCAGTGCCTACAAACTTTCGGCCCATCTTGATGGCCGTGTAGCCTTCAGAGCCAATTCCGGTAAACGGGCTGAAAACAACATCGCCTTTGTTTGTCCACAGGTGGATGCAGCGCTCAATCACATCAAGTTGAAGCGGGCACATATGCTTCTCGTCGTTCTCGTCACGCGCTGGCATTTTGTTCAGCGTGCGGCCTTGATCGATGTCATCCCAGATTGGGCTGGCGTACTTTTGCCACAGGTGGACCGGCAAGTCTTCGCCGTGCGTGACGCGCTCCTCAATCTCTCCAGGCTTGCGCATGGTCACAACATAATCAGGCAGGCCCATGCGGCTCATGGTGCTGTTTTCGCGGATTGTCTTGTGCAGCAGGCCAAGTGCCTTTGTGCGCTGCATGGCGACAACTGGGTCTTTCCATATGCAGACCTCTGAGTGGTAAATGAATCCAGCATCTTGGAAGGCGCGGATTAGATCGCCACGGAAATCACGCAGGCCGATAAAGCCTTGACGCATCTTTGTCGTAGGCAGGTTCATGCAATGGAATGAAACATTGCGGCCAGGCTTCAAGACTCGAAAAAGCTCAGAGATCAGGAACTTCAACTGCTCGACAAATTCTTGATCGTTCTTGCAGTTTCCCATGTCGTGATCGCTGTTTGAGTAAACAAACAGATCGGCGAATGGCGGCGAAAAAACAGAATAGTCTACGCTGTTGTCTGCCATGCGGCGTGACCACTTCACGCAATCGCCAAGGTGGACGGTAAAACCATCGCCGTTAAATGTGTCTTCTCGGTACTCATCCACGATGTTTTCTTGTCCTGCGAGTTCTTTGTTCATAATGTCTTTCATGTGTTCGATCATGTTTGCGCTCATCTCGTGATGCTGCACTTCTTTGCGTTTGAGGTTTGCCAGAATCTGTCCTTCGTTTTCTGCGGTAAACATATGCACCTGCACGTTGCGCTTTTGGCCGAATCGGTAGCACCGGCGAACGGCCTGGTAGAACTTTTCAAATGAGTCGTCAAGGCCGACAAATGCCATGCGTGCGCAATGCTGCCAATTCATGCCAAAGCCGCAAATTTTTGGCTTGGAAATCAGGACGCGCAACTCGCCGCTGCTGAATTTCATCATTTGTTCGGCTTTGTATTCGGCTTTGTCGCTGCCTTGCACGTTGACAGAGCCTTCAATCAATTCGGCCAGCAACTCGGCTTCGTCATTCAAGTGACACCAAATAAGCCATGGCTCTGACGTGTCTGCATTCACCACTTCTGCCAATGCGCGGCATCGTGCTTCAATGCTATCGCGCTGGGCCTTTCTGCGCTCAGTCATTGTCATAGCTGGGCGCGAGAACAAATCGCCTTCAATGGCCTCGGTTTGAATGACGTGCTCGACGTATTCAGGCGCTGGCAAAATGTACTTGCTGCCATCAAAACCCAAGTCGGACGGATTTCGCAGCACCACAGCCCACGATCCCATCCACTCCCAGAACTTGGATGCGCCCCAGCCCTTGAGTCGCCATGTTCCAGTGTCGCCGGTATCGTTGACAAAATAAGTCGCCAACATTTCGGTGCGAGTCATCACGCCCAAGAACTCGCATTGATTGCCAAGCTCCTCAAAATCATTGGGTGATGGCGTGGCCGTGCAACTCAAGCGATAAGGCACGCCCTGGGCCGATGTGATGATGTGCTGGCGCGTTTTGCCGTCGTGAGCCTTCAGGATGGATGATTCATCCAGCACCAGGCCATGCAACTCGGTAAAGTCGATGGCATCCATGCGCTCGTAGTTTGTGATCCAAACGCCAGGCGAATCAATAACGCCGGAATGAGGCACGCGCTTGACCTCTATGCCAAACGTGGAGCCTTGCTCAATTGTCTGCTCAGACACAGCAAGCGGGGCCAGCACCAGCACCGATCCACCTGTATGGCTTGCCACCTCATCGGCCCATGAAAGCTGCATCAGTGTCTTGCCAAGTCCTGTATCGGCAAAGATGGCTGCGCGGCCACGACGAACGGCCCAGCTAACAATGGCATGCTGAAAGTCGAACAAATGCTCGTTTAGGTCGCCAGGTTGATGGCCTGTCGCCACTTCTTTTCGGCGCTTGGCCGCTACAAAATCTTCATATTCCACTTCTGACTCTCCAAAAAGAAAACCCATGAAAGCCGATGGGACTAGCATCGGACATTCATGGGTCAGCCAATGAAGGCTTAGATGTATCTGCACCTAGTCCGTGCAACATCTAAGCCATCAAGTTGATATTTTAACCGACCAAAAACATCGGTTCAAGGTTTATTTTTACCATCCCGCCGACCTTGCCAGCAAATGAAAAACTCATCGTCCACTTGCTGTCGTCAACGCCGCTGATCTCTGCCACAGCGTCGATGGCTTGCTTGATCCTGGCGATGCAGTTGTCCAGGTCAATCCTGCGCTTTGATGGCGGGTAGAAGATGATCGTGGCGTGCAGGCGCGGCGCATCAATGCGAGTCAGGCCTTGCTGCTTTGCCGTGAAGTAGCAGGCTTGGCGGTAAGCTTTGGCGGCGCGGGCTTTGATTGCCCAGTGCCCTCGGGCGTTGGGGCTTAGGTCTGGCGATGGCCAAGGCAGGGTTAGTTCAATCATTGGATTCCTTTTGGTCGGCAAATAGATCGCCCTGGCCGTTGCTTTCGGGATTTGCGGGCTTGATGAACTTCAGCCGACTATTGCGCCATGACTTTGGCAGCAGTCCAGCCTTGGCCGCGCACTTCGGGCCGATGGCTTCGCGGCCAATCATGACGAATGGCTTTGTAGGTCGGCCACAAAGTGCGCAAATTGGTTTCATTCGTCGTCGCACTCGCAATCGCTGCATTCGCAGGAAAGGCAATAGCCGTAGCCGCGCAAAGCCATAAGCAATGATTGCCGCACTCCGGCTTGGTCTGGGTAGCTGAGATATGAAAAAACAGCGGAAACCAAAGCCTCGCGTTTTTTGTTTTCGCGCACCCAAGCGTCAGTGTTGTATTTGTCGCGCGATTTCCATTGGTCGATTTCGGCCTGTTGTTCTGCAATGATCCGAGTTAATGCCTCACTCACATGATTCTCCTTGCGCCGCCAGAGCGGATAACTGTCTTGACGTAATCGACTGCCTTTTCAAGCTGATAAACAGTGATGGCCTCAAGCTGTGCGTCGTGGATTTCCATCGCCAAGTTGAGTGCGTTCAGTTCGTTGGCTTTGAAAACAAACCGATCACCCTTTTGGACTCCACGGGCGCAAAGCTCCTTCAGTGCATCCTGACCTGCGCGGATTTCGGTAGCGTATTCATCGCCAACGCCATCAATCGCCAAAGCCTCTGCGATGTTCATTGCCGCAATCAAAATGTCCATGTCGCTGCGTGTGGCATGGCCCTGCGCAGTCGATGCCATTGCGCCGTGGTTTTTGATTTTCAGCATTGCCAAAGAGTCGCCAGTTTGCGTGAGTGGCTTAAATCCAGACAAAACGTAATTGACTACATCGGCGCGGATTTGCCTTGGCCGGTATGCGCTGCGCTTTCTCATTCAAACCCCAATTCTTTTTTGAACGCAGACAAAGCCATCACCAGCGCCTGTGCTTGGTCGTAATCCATGCAGACATAGTTGTCTTGGCACGTTGATGTGTGCGACGGGAAATGCGCGATAAAGCCGTTTCCGGTGTCGGTCAAAATGCAGCGCATCTTGCCTTTGATGGAATATCCTTGGCCTGCAATGACGACTGCGTGATCCTCGTTGCGGATAACGTGATCCTCGACACCTTCGCAAAAAAATTGTTGGTTGCTCATAGTCCTGCCCATGGGTTGTTTTTGTATTCCTTGTAGCCTGTGCCGTTTTTTATTCGGTTGACAACATCAAAATTGATTCCAAGCTCCCGTGAAATTGCTCGATGCGTCCCATCCATGTTTCTGATCTTTTCAATCAATTCAGGAGAATGTGGCGAGCGCTTGCGTGCTGCCAATGCCAACTTGTAATTGCGTGCTGGGTTCTTGTGATACTGCGTACGCATGGCTGCGTCAGTGGTCAACATTTTGCGGCTTTTGATTTTTAGGTGACTTGGCTCAACACAAATAGGATTGCCGCACGACGTGCTGGCAAGCAGGCCATCAATTTTTAACTTCAAAACGTTAAGCGCAATCCACCGACGCACGGGAATTAGCTTTCTGTTGTCGTTGACGTATGGCACGCCTTCTGTTTTGCTGGAGCCTTTTGCGCCATCCCAGATCAAGCAGTCGCCATCCTCATGGCTTCTTGATTCAATAAATTTCATGGTGACTGGCTCACCGGGTTTTCGTCTGACTTTCATTGGTTTGTTAATTGTTGTTGATGGGAATTTTATTGTATATCAATTTTAAGGAATTGGCACATCATCAGGCCACAATCCTAGTTTTGTCAGCTTTTCCACGGTCTTTTTGTGCGCAGCCTTCCACATCTCCAGGCGCTCGGCCTTGCTCATGGCCGCACCCTGGTCAAGCGCGTGATGGCATCGAAAACAGAGCGATGCGATCAGGTTATCGCTAGCCTTGATGCCTCGGCCCTTGCCGCCGCCGTGGTTTGTATGAGCCGCAACCACAGTCCCGTCATCAGCGCCGCAATGCTGGCACGGAATCTCGCGGGCGTTGCGCAGCAGTGTCTTGCTGCGGACGTAATCGTGCTTTGGGAATCTCATGCCATTGACAAGATTTGTTCAATCACCGCATCAAGTTGCGCACGGTCTTCATATGTCGTCAGCACACGCTGAAGCAGGACGTTCACCACGGCAGAATAAAGCGCCTCGAACTCGGGCTCCTCCATTCTGCCAAAAGCAATAGATTTGGCCTTCAGAGACATCGCGCCATCAAGGGTGAACGTCTGATCGTAGAAACCGGCAAGAATGGTCACGTCGCTGCGGAACTGGTCAAAGTCCTTGGCGATCTCCATGCCCTTAAATTTGGTGGCCGGTTGCCAAGCCTCAAAGCCAAGATTCAGCAGTGCAAAGAACTTGCGATGGAATCGAAGGTTTCGCGGGAACGATGCCTCCATGTTGACGATCTGGCCGGGCTCGGACTTGATAAGCCGTGACCACAGCTTTTTCCATGCGGCGGTGTCTTCTTCGGTGCGGCCTTCAAAGCACTTGAAAAGAAGGGCGCGTGCGCCATCCAGTTCTGCGGGGATGGCTTGGCCGGTGCGTTGGATGGTGAATTTTGTCATTTGTTGATGGGCCTACTCGCTGCGTCTGTGTTTGTTTGCCAGTCTTATCGTCCAAGTGCGCTTGTGGTTGGCTGAACGGCACACCCTTCAATAGGGAATTCAAAACACAGCATCCGCTTTCGGCCCGTAATCGTCAAAAAGGAATATCGTCTTCCATTTCTTCAAAGCCGCTTGATGCGGGCGCAGGCGCTGGCCGTGCCGCTGGTCTCTCTTGACGCTGGGCGGGCTGGCCTTGATCGCGCTGACCGGCGATCAATTCAATCTCCAGCACGGTCGCGGACAGCTTATGGCCTTGGCCGTTCTTGCCTTCGTAGGTTTGAATGTGCGGGTCACTCAGGACGGCGTAAATCTGCGAGCCTTTAAGCAGGTAAGGCGCAAGCGATTCGGCACGCTTGCCCCAAATGGATGCGTCAATCCATTGCGATGGGCGCTTGCCATCGTCGCCTTTTTTGCCGTAGTTGTAGGCCAGCGACAGTTGAGCGACCGCATCGCCGCGCGGCGTGTGACGGACTTCAGCGTCCCGGCCAATGCGAAAAACTCCAGTTATTTGAGCCATGATCTTCCTTTCAGTATGAACTCAGCGCGTCGTGCGCAGTTTGAATTGACTTGGCGGCTTTCGCCAGGTCTTGCTTGACCTCGCCTGCAATGGCTTTGGCCTTGATGCTCTTTTGCTGAATAGCCCCCAGCTTGGATGCCTTTTCAACCCCGTCATCGGTGTCTGCATCAATATGGATGCCGCAAATGTAGCGGGCCACCACCAGGATGCGAACGGGCTTTGGAATGGCCGTGTCGCTCTCGTATCCTGACGCTGCGGACTGCTTAACGCCGATTGGCCCCCAGAATTCAGCCTGACCAAGACCCAGCGTCTTGCGCAGCATCTTGACTGACTCGTTTGTGATTTCTTGCTCTTTCATATCGTCCTCGGTTGTTCGATGGCGCATTGTAGCGTGATTTTTTGTTGTGCCGCGAAAATTATTTTCAGACAATCTCGCAAAATTACATTACAATAATTTGTCAGGCAATCTCGCCTGGCCATTTAATGAAAGTGAGACATGACAAAAAACGTCTACCAACTCATCGCGGAGGTCGCCAGCGACATATCCGCGCACGGCATCGCTAAAAACCGGCGCAATCAACAAGGCTCAGGATTCAACTTCCGAGGCATTGATGATGTGCAAAACGCATTAGCCCCATTGCTGGCCCGCCATAAGCTGGTCATCCTGCCTCGCGTTATCAGCCGGTCATGCGAGGAGCGGCTATCCAAGTCTGGCGGCAATCTGTTCTACACCACGGTCGAAGTTGAATATGACTTTGTGAGCGCGGAGGACGGCTCAAAGCACACTGTCAAGATGTACGGCGAGGCCATGGACAGCGGCGACAAGTCAACCAACAAGGCCATGAGCGCGGCATACAAATACACGGCCATCCAGGCGTTCTGCATCCCCGTCGAAGGCGATCCCGATCATGAGTCGCACCAGGTGGAGGCCAAAAAGCCAACACTGACAAATGCCCGCTTTTCTAGGGCGGTCGAGTCAATCAAGTCGGGGCAGTACAGCACCGAAAAGCTGCGCAATGATTTTGCGCTGACCGAAGAACAGGAATCCGTACTGGTGGAGGCACTCGCAAATGCTTGACCATAAATTGATCTTCCGCGCATCGTCGCTGGCCGATATCATGACCGAGCCAAAAAGCAAAAGCGACAAGCTCTCAGTCGGAGCCAAGACCGCCATCACCAAGATGGCAAAAGAGGCCGTGTACGGGTACGACGAGCACATCACCAGTAAGCCAATGACCAAGGGCATCCAGTGTGAAGACCAGTCCATTGAACTACTGAATTCAGTGCTTTTTGCCAGCCACACAAAGAACACCGAGCGCAAAACAAACGAATGGATCACTGGCGAGTGCGACATCTTCACCGGCTCCAAAATCATCGACATCAAGTCGTCGTGGTCGCTTGCCACGTTCCCAGCGCTCGCGGAGGATGGTGAAAACAAAACCTACACTTGGCAGTTGGCTGCGTATATGTGGCTTTGGGATGTTGACAGCGCGGCAATTGCTTACTGCCTGGTGTCAACGCCAGAGGAATTGATCGGATACGAAGACCGCCAGTTGCATATCGTTGACCATATTGCGCCTGAGTTGCGCGTGACATTGGTGCACCAAGAGCGCGACAAGGCAATGGAGGCCAAGATCATTGAAAAGGTCGAAGCTGGCCGCGAATACTATCGCCAGGTCATTGAGCGCATCGCCAACGAACACACTTTCTGAAAGTAAAGCCATGAAACATCAAATCAAACACCGCTACACGGACGCCGTTCTTTTTGAATGCGAATTGCCAGATGACACACAGTCAGGACTTGCAACGCGACACGCACTAGAAAAAGCCGTGAACGTCGGGGCCTACCTCGACGGGGCCAACCTCAACGGGGCCAACCTCTCCCGGGCCAACCTCGACGGGGCCAACCTCAACGGGGCCAACCTCGTCGGGGCCAACCTCTCCCGGGCCAACCTCGACGGGGCCAACCTCTCCCGGGCCAACCTCGACGGGGCCAACCTCGACGGGGCCAACCTCGTCGGGGCCTACCTCTCCCGGGCCAACCTCGACGGGGCCTACCTCTCCCGGGCCAACCTCGACGGGGCCAACCTCGACGGGGCCAACCTCGTCGGGGCCTACCTCGACGGGGCCTACCTCGACGGCAAAAAACTGATTGGAAATCGCCCAATTCTCATGATTGGCCCAATCGGCTCGCGATGCTCCTATTTCACGTCATACATTACGGATGCGGGCGTGATGCTTCGTGCTGGATGCTTTTTTGGCACAGTCCAAGAATTTAAAGCCAAACTAATTCAAGAGCACGGCGAAAACAATCACCGCAAAGAATACGAAGCCGCACTTTTACTGATTGAGTGCCATCATCAAATCTGGAAATAACCAAGGAGAAACCATGTTCAAAAACGCCACAATTTACCGCTATCAAATCGAATCAGCCTTGACGCCAGACTTTGGCAACTTTCAGCGATTCGTGCCATGCGGAGACCTGCAAGAAAAGTCAGTCGGCTGGATTGAGCCTCGCGGCCACAATCACGGGCCGATGGTTGAAATCGTCAACGGCGAGCGCATCGTCAAGCTGATGATTGAAACCAAGTCCGTTCCAGGCAAAGTCCTGCGCGATGAAGTTGAAAATCGCATTTATGAGATTGAGCGCACGCAAGGCCGCAAGCCTGGGAAAAAGGAAATCCGCGAGATCAAAGAAGATGCCCGCCTTGCTTTGCTGCCCCAAGCCTTTCCAAAACAGACCGCAGTCTTGGCGTGGCTGCGGGCCGATGGCTTGATGGTGGTGGACACGGCAAGCAACTCACGCGCTGACGACTTTGTGGCCGCAATCCTGACGGCCATGCCTGCGATGAAGCTCTACCTTTTGGCCGCTTTGCAACACCCTCAAAACGCCATGACCAATTGGCTGCTGGGCGATCATGACGAAGTGCCGTATGGCTTCAGCATTGGCCGGGATTGCCTGCTGGAGTCGATTGGCGATGATTGCGCCAAGGTCAAATTCACACACCACAATCTGGACTGCGACGAGGCGAGAAATCATGTGCGCGAAGGCAAGTTGCCAACGGCGCTCGGGCTTGAATGGGATGGGCAGGCCGAATTCATGCTGACTGATTCCATGCGCATCAAAAAGATAAACCTGCTGAATGCTGGCGCAGGCGAGCGCGGCGAAGATGCGTTTGATGCGGACGTGACGATTTTTACGGGAACGTTTGGGCCACTGGTGGATTCGCTGGTAAAAGCATTGGGCGGCGAACATGAGACACGGTGACGGCGGAAAAGGATCTGCGCCACGGACATTCAGCGTGCCACTTGAGACATTTGGAAAAAACTTTGATGCGATTTTTAGGAAAAAACCAATGACCAATTTTGAACGTACCGCCAACTGGCTCAAGGCCTGCGGCAAAAAGCCAACGCCAGAAAACCTATCGACACAGGCTGGCGTGCATATCGAGGAATTTTGCGAGTTCTTGGCTTGCCTGCGAACCGATAGCGAAGGCTATGCCAAGCTGCTTGACCGCACGCGCTTGGATTTGGAATGGTTTGCCAGCAAGCTCAAGCGCGGCGAACAATCGGTCTACATCCCAATCCACCTGCGCGTGGATGCCTTGGATGCGCTTTGCGATAGCGAGGTCACGGGCAATGGCGTTGCTTACCTTGCTGGGTTTGACAAGGATGCAGCAGATCAGGCCGTGCTTGATTCCAATGACTCAAAGCTGGAAAACGGCGTGGCTGTGATTCTTGATGGCGGCAAGATTGGCAAGGGAAAGGATTACAAGCCGCCAAACCTGCGCGGCTTCGCTTAAGCGAATGGCCGTGTCCCGGCCTTGTCGATGGTCAGCGCCTGCTTTCGGGCGGGCGTTGATTCGGTGTTTGGCACGCTGATATGGCACCAAGAGTTGTACTCGCAAATCACTTGGTCGAAGTTGATGCCGCTGGCGATGATCTTGCGCACCACTTGGTCTGGTGTCATGCCAGGCACGCGAATATCAGCCGCGCACCCGATGCGGTGCTGGCTGGTGTCTTTGCTGCCCACGGCGTCGTTGACTTGTTTGCCTCGATAGGCTGAGTTCACCAGCACGGGCTTTCCAAGCAATGCGCGGACTTGCTCGAGCAGGTCAGCCAAGCGCTTCAGGTTTGCAAGCTCTGACGGTCCTGGGGTGTTGTCCCAGCCATTGCGTGCGGCTGTCTCGCTGGCCGTCAATTCTTCAATCGTAAAGTTTGGTGTGACGTTCACTTTGCGCCCTTTGACATTGCAACGGTCTTGTCTTGCGAAGACTTGGAAGACCCAAAATAGTAACTTAACACTTGCTGCGCACTGGCCGTCATAAAGCCAAGCGCAAAAATGATGAGTTGCTGCTGCTCGGTTGGCACGACTTTAAAAAGCAAAATGCCGACGAACAGATACGTCAACGCCACCGTGCCAACAGCCAAGACGGGCATGACCAATTGAGCGATTGGACTTCCGCCAGCGGAAACCAATCCAACTTCCCTTTGGCGTGCGCTGTCTCGATCTGCCGCCTCGGCTTGAAACTGCTTCAAGTCGATTTCCGCAAGTTTTGTAGCCGCTTGAGGGTCTGCCTGGATGGCTTGCGTGACCGCTTCAACCGTATCTGCAACGCCCATCTTGTCAGCAATCGCCTTGACCACCATGCCACCAGCAGGGCCAATAGCAAGACTTGCCAATGCTGGCGCAGCAGTTTTAAGAAGTGCCAATAAGTCATTCATGTGATGCCCTTGTCATTTGCCGCATTGAACGGCCCTGCAATAAAAAACAATCTCAATGCCAACCCACATCAAAATGACAAAGATCAACAAAGCCAAAAAGATAGCCGTCCAAAACTCAAATGCAGCCTTGCGTTGCTTGCGGAGTTGAATTGCCGCATCTGCCGCCCTGCGTCGTTGCGCTTTGTCGTCAGCATCCATTTGTGCGCGGCGATTGACGATTTTCTCCCACACATCCATGTTGTGAGGAAAAAATAACTGTTTGACCTGCTCCTCAAACTGGCGGGCGTTTTCAATTGCCAACTCAAGTTCTACGGCTTTGCCCATGTTTGAGGATTTGAAGTCACCTTGGCGTGACTCCTCAAGCACTTTGACTGCATCTGCCTTGGCGTCAAAATATTTGCCCAGCACAGGTCCGAGACTGCGAACATCATCAACAGTCTTAACCGCCTTTTTTACAAGGTTGACGGCGGCTGATACCGCTGCCAATGCGCTGATTGGGTCAATCATTTGTCCTGCTTTGCGTCCAGCTTGTCAAATATCTTGCCGAGCATATCTTTTACCTCGCGCATATCCTCTCGGAAGTCATCGCGCGTGACGTAGGTCTTTGGCAACTCCTCGCGCAATTTAGCAAGATCGGCCTTCAACTCTTTAACCGCAGACCAAAGCTCGCGGGCAAACCAGCCCATTGCCGTTGATGCAATGCCCAAGACGTAGTTGATGATTGTCTGAGGTTCCATTACTCACCCGCAATTGGATAGCTCGCCTTGATGGCGCTGATCTTGTTAAGCCAATCTTGCTGCGTGGCCTCGCCTCGCTGCCATTTGAAATAGATTGGATCTGATTCGGCGACATATGCGGCCCGGCGAAGCTCTGCCGCCTGCTCTGGCGTGTACACCACTGGCGTGCCGCCTTCAATCTCGCATGGCGGCGCGATTGGGCCATATTGGCCAGCGGTGATTGCTTGGTACAAGTCGCCGGAATCAATATAAACGACAGCCTCTGCGGTGTCGTAGCAGATTCCGATGTGTTCGGGGTTTGCCCAGCGAATGTTGTTCATGGGTTTGTGTCGTCTGTTAATGTCAGATATGCTGGGCGTGTTGTGTATCCGTTTGATGCAAATACGCCCGTTGCAAAAGCTGTTGATGGGGCATTGCTATCATCTGTTTTATGCCTCCATTCAATTACATCACCCGGAACAACTGAGACATCGTTTGTTCTATTGACATATCCAAGGCCTGCTCTTGTGTATGTTTGAATTAGCGTATTGTTTTTGTAAATTTGAAGCGTTGATGTTGTTGAAATAGTGCCCGACTCTATTGAGTATTGTCCGCCTTGGTGCGATGCCTTAAATCGCAAGCTGCCAGTGTATTTTTCAATGGTATATTGCTGAGACACCACATTGGATAGTGAAAATGTGCTTGGTGTTATTGTCACCCCACCCGATCCTATGCTTGCGCTGTATGTGTCGGCTGCGCTAACAGTCAAAACAGAAAATTCTTGAAAGCGCTTAACTGCCTTGCCAACCAGTCGAGGTGCCGACGCATCGCCCTCAAACATCGCCAGCGGGTTGTCGCGCAAGGCAAGGCCGTCGATTGATCGAATCGGCTTGCCCGGCTCAAGGCTAGAGTTTGGGATTGTCGTGAATGTCGTCATTGGTTCCTCATTGCCATTCGTAGCCGCTCTCGCCGTCGATCAGGCCATCAGCGTCTGACCACCATGCGCCCAATGCCTTTTCCTCATCGGTTGCCAAAGAGAAAATGGGCGCATCGTCGGCCATCCAGTAGGCGTATTTTGCCGTGAAATCGTAAGTCTGCAAAACGTACTTAATCACGGCTCCTGGTTGCACCTCTTGGGCGCTGATAACCTGGTATCGGCGAGTCAGTGGCAGGCCTTCAGTGTTGGTCTGAAGGCGTGAGCTAACGTCCACCACGTCAGCAGTCCAAGTGTTGCGGTCTTTGGCGTCAACACTGATGGTTAGGTAGAGCGGGTCATCGCGGTAGCGGGCGATGATTCGGGTCGTGATGGCGATCACAATGGCATCGGTGCGCACCCAGCGGGAATAGATTTTCTTGACCGCGCTCTCGTCGTATTCGCGCTCGCTCTCGGACTCGGCGTCAATTCTGATTCGGACTTTGCGGTAGTTGTCCTCAGCGTCCACCTTTTTAGACAAGTCGGCTGGCTCGTAGTAGTACCAAAGCTGGCTCACTCGCTCGTTTGGCGCGGTCTTGATCGACTGCGACCCGGCTAGGATGTTTGCGTCCTCATTGAATTGGACTGGCACCTCAGTTGGTGGCCGCACAGCACGCAAAAGGATTTTTTGCAGGCGCTCATCCCACCAGATAAAGAACTGCGCATCCCGGCAAAGCTCGGCAAGCAGCGTGTTCAATCCTGTTGGTTCGCTGATAACGCCAGACACAATGAAGCCATCCAGCCATTGCGCGGCCTCGGCAGTCCATTGTGCGGTGTCGATGTATCCAGCCGCCGATGGCGCAAATGTGTCTATCAGGTCTTTGGCGACTTCCCATGCGTTTTCGTTTGTGTAGCGCACGCAAGTCTGCACCCGGCTTTCGGCTTTGTGTTCTTTGGCGGCACTTCCGTCTGTCGCCCGAGTGATGCCAGTGAAAGTGATGATTCCAGCGGCCTCGGTGCGGCCAGTGTAGGTCATCAACTCAGATTCAATGCGCAGCGTGCCGGTGGCCGGGTAATCAGCCAAGACAGCGCTTGTCACGGTGATCGTTGTTTGGCTGTTGGTGATGTCTGCGCTCAGGTAGCCTTTGGACTGGATCGGAGCTTGGCTCGTCTTGTCGTCAAGAAGGCGCAAAGGGTCAACGGCGCGAATGGTGACGATGTTGTTTGAGTTTGGGCCATCAATGGAGTCAATCAAATATTCCCGTGTCACCATGTCGCCAGGGTCTTGGCCGATGTAGCCATCACGGATGCGCAATGCGCGGCCCTTGGCAATCGGCCAGCGGGCTTTTAGCTTTGTCCAGAACGTGCCATTTTCAAACGGGTTCAGTGATCGACTGGCAACGTAGGGATCGGTCAGCGCGTCCGAATACGGGTGATCGTCAAACGTCACGGTAGCCTGGGCGCGTTTACCCAATGGTCCAGACGATGCGTCAACATCACCAACGTTCAGCTCTGTCGGGCTTGTTGAGCTTGACCTAACGGATGGAATGGCGTCCAGCGCCATGGGGATGTCTGCCCGAGGCTTAGCAAACCTCAGAGTTTGCGTTGTGACGGCAAAAACCGGCTTGATCTGGCAAGTCTGCCAAGTGTTGTAGCAGGGCGTGCCAGTGGCCGTGCAAAGGCCAACGCCATAGGTCAGCGAGCAAATGTCCCTGTCTATCTCAACCAGCGTGATCGGGTCAGTCATTTGCAATCCCCGCCACCTTAAAGCTGACGCTCATGAAATTGCGCGGCCCAGTGTTTGATGGCCGAATGTCGCCAGTTGTCCAGACAAAGCCAACTTCTGCCGGGTATTGCTCTGGCCTCCATGCGTAGAAGAACGGCGACTCGCGCGCAGCCTCAACGAATGGATCAAAGTTGGCCCTGTACCAATCGGCTGTCAGGTGCTGGTATTCGCACGACGTTTGCAGGCCTTTGCGAATGATTGATCGGCCCAGATACTGCCCTGTCTCAGACGTGTTTTGCGTTGTCTCAGTCATGCGTGAAAGCGTCAATGGCGTGTGACCTTGGTACAGTTTTCGCTGCATGGCAAGGGCCGCGCCGATGTACACAACAGCAATGCTTGGCACTGCGCCGGTAACTTGGATGCGCCAATATCTGGCTGTCACGGACTCAAACAAGAACATGGCGACCCGGCCAGTCGGTGCGCCGCTGACTTGCGTTGTCCATGTGCTGTTGTCTGGGCTGCTTTGGACGTTGATCGTTGCGCCGTTGAAGTCGCCAACCAGTCCGAAATAATCGCAAGCCACATCCGAGCCATTGTCAATCGCCCAAGTGGCAGGCACTGTCGATGGCTTCCAATACTCAAATGTCGTTGGGTAGGTTGCAGCGATTGCAGGGTATCCCGTGGCCGCCGATGATGCCGTTGGCGTCTTGCCCTGCGCAACATTTTGGATGCCGATGCGGCTGTGCAAGAGGTCAGGCGTTGGCTCGTAGCCTGATTGGATGTAGATCATGACAAAACCACCTTTGATCCATTGCGCTGGGCTTCAATCAACTGGTCAATCAATCCGCGCACACTGTCGCCGGTGAACATATCTCCGGAACTTATGCCTTGAATTGTAATGACTTGATTTGTTTGTGGCGCAATGTTTGATGACGCGCTCATTGATTGTCCGGACGATGTTTGCCCAGAAAACCCAGATGAAGATCCGCCAGTAGAAATCGATTCTCCCCCGCCACCCAAGAGGCTTGCGGCTTGCAGCCCACCGGATGCCATGATGAGGCCAGCCGTAACACCTCCTTGAGCCATGACCGCTGCTTTTGCGGCGGCGGCGCGAGCCAGCGATGTTGGATCACCGGGAATCAATTGAGAAGCAAAAGCAAGCGCTGCGGCCTGGGCTGTTGTGATGCTGTTTTGCGCCAGCGCCATTTTTGTTTGCAGTGCAATTGATGCAAGGGCAAAAATTTTGTTTTTTTGCCCCAATGTATTCAGGATGCCAACGACCATGTTTGCCTGCTTTGCCCTGACATCCATGTCATGCTGCGCAACTTTGTCGGAAAGGTCTTTGCGTATTTGCGCGGCCTCATTCTCCTTTGCCGTAATCATATCCATGCGCGCAAACTCAATGGCTTGCAGCGCATTTGATCGCTCTTGCGCCGCTTGAATTTCAATGGCGTCGTATTCAGCCTGGGTTATCAGGCCAGCATCTCTTACCGACTTTGCGCGCTCAATTTCTTTTGTGTAGGCTTCTTCTGCAATCTGCTCTTGTGACAGCGTTGATTGCCGTAGAGCCTCGGCTTTTTGCTCAAAATAAGCCTTGTCAGCAATCAGCAAATTGGCATTTCTTTGCATTGCGGCTTCTTCTTGCTTTCGCATAAAGTCGCCAATCGGGTCGGTTTCTTCGGCGGCTTTTGTTGGCTCCGCTGTTTTTGCTTGTCGCTTGATTGCTGGAGCGCTAATTAAGCCAAGCCTTCTGCCCTCCGCCGCACTCTGGTTGTCGGCGCTTTGTGCGTTAAGCACCTGCTGGCGCTCAATGTCTTTTAAATATTCAAGGCGGCGCTTTTCAGTCGCCAATGCCTGGTCAATCCCAGATGTGTCCGACCCGGACGCCTCGTAGCGCTTCTTTGCCTCTGTCAAGCTGTCAATCTCATCTCGAGTTGACTTTAAATTTCCCTGCAAATCTTTGAATGGATTGATTAAGCCAAACGTTGTCAGCGCATCCCAAAACCCATTCGCATACTTAATGCCAGTCAAAAACTCGTTAATCAGCTTGTTCAACTCAGGCACAAGCGCATTGGCAATGGTTTTGCCAAGTGTGCCGCTCAAAGTATTTAGCCTGTCGATGTTCTCATTGAATAGCGCGGCCTGCTTTGCTGTTTCTGTGCCGATAACGGCACCCATGCGCTCTGCCTCTTGGCGTAATTCAGCAAGCCCATCCCGTCCTTTGTTCAGGACGGGAATCATGTTCAAGCCGGAGCGAGAAAAGATGTCAACAGCAAGCGCAGATTTTGCTGCGCCATCTTCCATTGAAGAAAAAGCGCCAGACAGGTCTGTCAGGACATCATCGACGTTTCGCAGCGTGCCATCGGCGTTTCTTGTTGAAACACCAAGACCATCAAACATGATTGCGGCTTGGCTTGCTGGATCAACAGACTCGGCCATCCTATTTGACAGCGCTCGGATGGCCGTGCCAAGGTCGTCAACAGTTGCGCCATTTATTTTTGCCGCATACGCAAGAGATGAAAGTCGCTCAACGCTAACGCCTGTTTTCTCCGCCATCTCGTCAAACGCATCGGCTGCGTTGATGGCCTCAAGCGTCATGTTTTTGAGGGTGGAAACAACCCCAAGGGCGGCAAAAGCAGCGCCTATTTTGCCAATTGATGCGGCCATTGCATCGGCTTTTGCTGATACTGTGCGCTCAGCATCGCTTAAGCCAGACTTGAGGTCGGAAGTATCAGCCGTGATCTGTACCGCCAGCTTTCCTATCGTTGCCATTTATTTCTCCAGCAAATCATAAAGCTCGGCACAGTCGGCATCTGTCAGTCCACCGGCATAGTCAAGCTCCCTATCTCTTGGGCGCTTGGCTTCGTACACCAGCCACCATTCGGCTGGCGACATTTGCCAAAACTCGGATGGCGACAGACCCCACCCAATAGCGGCGACATAAAAGCCGCCCCAATCAACATCCGTCAGCTCGACGTTAGTTGATTTTCTTTTTTTTTCGGCTCTGGGAAAATAGCCATCAGGATTGAATCCCGCATCGCCAGCAAAGATTGAACGTCACCAGTCATCAACTCGCGGTAGATTTCCTCATCCTCAACTCGCGCACCAGCAGCCCGCAAGAACTCGCCAACGACAAAAGCCAAGTGAGACAGCGGCGGCGCATCGGTTGACAGGCCGCGCACCAGTCCAGCCAGGCTTACCCGTTGCTCAATCTTGTTCAAAATCATCATGGTCGGCTTGACCGAATAGGCCTTGCCGTCCCATGACAATTCAACGTCCCTAAAGACTGCGCTCATTAGACGGCGGCAGTGTATGTGTACGCGCCCGACGATTGCAGCGATGCGCTGAAGGTCGTGGCTTCGTTGTACGTTGCGCCAACCTCAACCGAGGCCACAAAGAAGTCGCCAGCGATGGTGCCAATGCCTGGAAATGTGATTTCCACGCCTTCGATCAGGCCAGACGAGCCCGATGCCAAGGCGATCAAAGCGCCGTCCTTGGTCACGCCTTCAATGGTCATGTCCAAGGTCTTTGTGCCTGCGACAGACAGCATGGTGCGGAATCCACTGTCGTCGTCAGATGTGATGTCCACTGGCTCGTTGCCAATGGTGAAAGATTTTGTGCGAGCGCCAGCCACGGTAGCGGCATTGACTTCAACAACAACAGTGCGACCAACAAAAGCAGCCATGATTAAACCCCTTGTTCAGCGACCAAATAATGGCCTGATTCAGATTGCAGAAAAAACCCTGTTTCGGTTTCCAGGTATTGTTCAAGATACCCGTTTTCCTCAACGATCAAACGAAACCGGATTACTCCATGTCTCGTTAAGCCATCAGGGTCAAGGAATGATTCCTCAAACTCTGCGTGACATTCTACCAAGTGACCACCAGTGATGGTCAAGTTTGCGCGGTTCAGCGTGTGATACACCGAGCGCATGATCTCTTTGACTTCTTTGCGCCCACGGTACTGCGACCAAACGTGAATGGTGCAAGTTGTCTCTGACCCAACTGATTCATCAGTGTCAAATGGGATGCTGCGATCATCGCCAACGACAATGTAAGGGTACGTTGTGACCTGGGGCACATCGTCAAATGTTGGATGGCCAATGGCCGCGACTGCCTCGTAGATGGCGGTCTGGATTTCTTCTTGCATCATGGCGACAGCCCCTTGGATGCCTGCTCGGCAAGGTTTGCCAGTCGGCGGTTGAACTTCTCGCGCTCAGACTCAAGCGCAGGCTGAAGGAATGGGCGTGCGGCCATGTTGACCGTTCCAAACTCGAGCGGCGCGGCATATTGCACGTTGGCCGATACTTCAGCGGTCAGGCCAGTGATGTCGGCCATGATTGATGATGCAAGCCGCCCGGTATCGGTCGCTGGCGCTTGTCCTGGCGATGATGCGCGGTGCGTGCGGCGTGGCGCGTATTTTTCGTATTTCTTGCCGTTCTTTGGCCCGCCTTGAATTGATCGAATGGCATTTGCCCTGACGTTTTGCGCCGTTGCCATGACAATCTGACTAAGCGCGGCATCGGCTTGTGCGCCAAACTTGCGAATGTTGGCGATCAGTTGTTTGTCGCCAGAGATAGTCATTTTCATGTCGCCACCCCTTCCAGGCACTGAAGCTCAAGCCATCGATTGCGCATCTCAACGTTGATGATGGCAATGATCTGCATTGGCTTGCCGCGCATGGTCACGCGATCAGATGGCAGCAGGTCTTCACGGTAGCGAATAAAGATGCGATGCGACACACTGGCCTCGCGCTGCATTCCCATCAGGTATTCCCGGCCACTCAGCGGGCGCACGTCGCCTTTTGTGCTGAATAGCGTCACCCAATCAAGGTTGGTGCCGCCCATGCCGTCAGATTGAGTTTGGCGGCGCTGGAAAACCAACGGCTCACGCAATCCACCCGCAGACAAGTCGCAGCACTTCAAATCACCACCTCGACTTTGTAGGGGCGCAGCAAGTTGGCGGCGCCAGACTTCTTGATGGCGTCATTGGCATCGCATTGGCCTCGATGCTCGTACATGAAGGCCGCAATCATCATGATGGCCGTCTTGATGGCCGTTGGCACAGATGCCATGCCAGCGTTGTAGGTGATCGTGATTTCAGAGATTCCGTCCCAGCCATCAATGCGAATCTTGGCTGGCCGTCCAGTGCTGACGACTTCCCAGCACAGCGATGCGCACGCGCTTGACACCGATAGCACGCTAACCAGCGCAGTGAATGGAAGCTCAAAGATGCTCGACTGGTACCGCATTGGCGAGAGTTGCGCCTCAGCCCCAATGTTGTCGCCAATCTTCAAGACCCACTTTCGACGGATTAAATCTTGATTGATCCAATGGATGGCCGAATCCGTCGCAGAAACAAGCATCCCTTCCAGCAAAGGATCGGTTGCATCAACGCCAATAAAAGCGGCCAGTTCGGCGGCAGTGACGGGCGATACTGTCTCAGTCTGAGGTGTTGCTTGCATCGTCTTTGCGTGGGCGACCACGGCGTTTGGTTTCTTGTGGGCCGGTCACTTTCGTGATTTCGGGTCCGCTGACCTTTTCGACTTTCGGCTCAATGACTTCCGTCACCATTTGGACTTCGCCTGTCATGCTTGAAACTGCTCGGGTTACACTGACAGCCTGACCAAAATCAATCACGCCATTGACGGCCAATTGTCTTGCCATGTTGTCGTCGGCCTCAATCTGAGTTCCTTTGCGGCCAAGATGGCAATTGATTTTCAGAGTGTAAACAGTCATGGATAAACTTTCAGAAATGGGGCCAGCCAAATGACCGGCCCCTTGTTCCAGCTTACCGATTACTCGGCAGCAACGTCAAACGAGCCCTTGGTGAAGGCTTTTGGCAGTTCGATACCAAAGCCATAGCGCTCCTCGGCCAAGATGGCAACGCCGTTCTTGACGAAGTAATCGCTGTGCGACTCGCTGACACGGATGTCCATCTGCTCGCGGTCATAGATGGTTGCGCCCATGGTCCAGTCGCCCAACAAGAAGTCGCCTTGAGTCATTGCGTTGGACACGATGACGGGAACGCGCCACAGACGCTGTTCACCACCGTTGGGCACTGTCACCCAGATGTAGTGACCGTCGCTGCCCTTGGCTGTTTCCAAGGTTTCCCAGTCGATGGGGTTCACCACCAAGCCGTTGATGTTGTAATACTCAAACGTCTGGCACTTGGTGATGGCCGCGCGGATGTGATTCAACATGGCGCCAGGCAAATCGGCGTCGGTTGTGCCGGTGGCGATTTCGCCAACGGTGGACACGCCAGAATCAACCATCAGGCCGGTGAGGCTTTGGTTTGTGCCAGCGCCGTACAGCAACTGGGTGTCGCTGAGCAGGTTCAAGCCATACATCAGCTTGGTGTCAACCAGACGCTGGAGCATTGGGGCGTCGGACAGCACTTGACGGCTGGCGGCGATCCAATGAGCCATGGTGCGAACGGGCACAGTGACCAATTCATATGTCAGGTTGGATTCAGCTTTGGACTGGAATTCACCTGCGCCAATGGCGGTAGAGGCCGAGCTAGGCTGCTGGGGTGCGCTGTTGTTTGTGAACACGTTTTCGCGCATCACTTCAACGGCGTTGCTTGATGTTGGGATGCTGGTCAGCAGGTCGCGGATGAAGGCGGTGCGCTGAGCAGGAACAACCACATCGGCGCGGCGCTGAGGATTGACCAAAGCACCAGCAGAAGCTGCCAAGTTTGACAAAGCCTTGTTCACGCGCACAGAGTCGGTGCCGTTGCTGCGGGCGTTTTTGTAGGCGTTGGATTCGACAAATTGCTGACCCAGAGATTTGGATTCAGCAGCGCCGCCGAATTGGCGTTGTGCAGCTTTTTCCATTTCAATGACGCGAGCGTCAATGCGATCCATGTCACCCTTGATGGTGTCCAGGCGCTCGGTGGCCGATGTCAAAGCCTTGCGGGTAGCCTCAGTGGCTTCGCCGTATTGCTTGATTTCGCTGTCACGCTTGGAAACGGCAGCAGTGATTTCGGACTTGACGGTGTCCAAGTGACCTTTGAGTTCGGAAATATCCATGATTTTCTCCAGTTTAGATTCGGGCCAGATCGCCCAGTGCAGAATCAATCAAGCTCTTAACCTGATCGACAGACAATGGCGGCTGTCCCTTGGATTGAGTGCCTTGCAGCGGCTCACCCTTCAACAGTGCCGTAATGCTGAACAACTCGTCCAGCAATTCTTTTTT